GGGCCGTTTTATTCCAGGCCCAGCCTTCGGTAACGGCCCGGCCTATGGCGTCCTTCATTTTGGCCGCCAGGTAAGCCGTATTCGCCCTTATTCGGTCGCTGTAGGTATTGCCGTCGGGTAGCCAGGGGTTCGCCAGTACGCCCATTACCTGGTTATATGACAGTAGCGGTACGTTTATGCCTATCTTAGCGCCCTGTTCCAGCCCGAAGGCCGTAAAGTAATAAGATTCGGCGTAAGTGTAGGCCATTTTATTACCCAGTTTAGCGTTTAGCGGGCCTTCGTTTTCCTTAATCATGGCCCGAATTTCGCCGTACAGGGTATTAAGCCGCTTCGCCTGGTTAGCCAGGGCGTTAAGCTTGTAATCGGGCAGTATATCCTTCCCGGCTTCCAGCTGTAATACTATCTGCTTTAGCTGCAGTTCGATACGCTGGGCGGTTCTGGCCCATACCGGGGCTATTTCCTGCCCATGTCGGGCTATCCTGGCGTCTATTATGTCCTGGTACCGCTGTATAAAGCCGTCTACGTCCTTCTGGCGGCGGGCTAATACCCTGGCGTCTATTAAGCTGTCGGCCATAGGTTAACCCCCCTAGAAGTAAAGACTTCTTCTTATTCGTCGTCGTTTCCTGTAGTACTGAATTCGCCGCCCATGCCCAGGGCTGCCAGGCCCGTCTTAGCTTCCAGGTTCGCCCGTTCTTCCCGCTGCTTCTTCATGGCTGTAATAGCGGCTTCGGGGTCGTCGATAAACCAAAGTAATTCGTATAGCCATTCGTCGGGTACTTTGTCTACCAGGTTACTAAATATCTGGGCTATTTCTAAGAAGTTCTGCGGTAGGTTGCGGTTAATCGTGAAGCTTACCCAGTCGGCGCTATACAGTACGACGCTTTTAGGCGGCAGCTGTTCGCCGTTAAGTATCTGCCAGGCAATTTCTTCGTCGTACCCGGCTTCTACCAGGCGCTGGGCGTTAAGCAGGTCTGTAAGTACTGCCAGCAGCTGCTTAATGGCTTCGGTAAAGTACAGTTCCTTCTTCCCGGCCTTAATATCCAGCCCGGCATACTTTACCTTAATTTCGGTAGCCGTAGCCCCGCTTAGGTCGTTAAGCTTCGGTATGCCTGTAGTATCGTGTATAGCGTCCCGTAGCCTGGTTAAGTGGTTTTCTATGGCGGTATCTTCCTGGGTCTGGGCCAGGAATTCGGCTTTACTCTTTTCATGTTTTAGGACTATGGCCCTGGTCTGCCGCATTTTCTGTACTTCGTTCTTATCGGTATCTACCCCGGTAAGTACTAAGTACTGGTCTAGCAGCCTGTCTACCGTATTGGCCTTATCACTCATAACATGGGCCAGGTTTTCCAGCAGCGTAAGGACGCCGTTACCCAGGTCGGAAGTGCCGTTTTTCTTCTGGCGCTTTTCGTACCTGGCCGGGGTTCCGTTAACGAAAAGGCTTACCGGGATTCGGCCCGCCTTATGCGCTATCGGGTTCCCCGTTTCGGCTTCCGCTTCGTCCAGCTGGAAGGTTTCGCCCGATTCGTCGCTTACGTAATAGGTTATGTACTTTTCGTCGTAGACTTCTACCCTGGTTACTTCTATGTTTTCGCTGCCCTTTTCGGTTACTTTGGTTATCGTGTACGGATAGTACCTTATAACCAGCTGTAGGCGGCCCCGAACGTCGTAAACAGGTACGACTTCCTGTACTGGGAATTCGTCGTAGTCGATACGGCCCTTTTCGTCTACCCAGGCGATAATAGCGCTATAGCAGGCTATACCGCCCTGGCGCAGCTGTTCGGCTAGTATCCGTTGGGCGGCTTCCGTCCGTATCAGCTTTAACATCCTGGCCCGGTATTCGTCTATGACGGCTTCCAGCTTCTTAGCTTCGGCTTCGTCGTCTACCCCGAAGGCCCATACTATCGGCTTCCCGGTAAGGTAGTCTACGGGGGTATCTACTACCATTTGCGCGTAGTTCGGCATAAGCTTATTATTAACGTCGTCGCCCCTGGCTTTGTCCCTGCTGTCGATAGATTCTAAGAAGCCGTCGTATGCTTCCTGGTACTTCTTAATACCTTCTTCGTTTATCCAGGCCTTATGTGCGTCGATAATGTCCTTTAACCAGGTACCGTTATCGGTCGCCCATGCTGCGGCTACTTCTGGCCCTACAGGGCCGATTATTGCTGCCAGGGTTTCGGGCATTACGTTTACTACGGCCATGTTCTACCCCCTCCCTTATAAAAATTCTATCCCGTTAAGGTGAAGCCTTACGGATAAGTGGGTTACGTCTATCTTCTGACCGTCCGGGGCCAGGAATAGCGTAGTATACTTATCAGCTTTTTTGTCGTATACTGCACTTCCCCAGGGGTAGGCGTATACAGCATAGCGTTTTTCTTCTTCACGGGCCTGCCTTACGGCGGTCAGGCTTGCTACTTCTACCATACTCTTACCCCTTCCCAATGTTACATAATTACCTTGTGTAACATTGAAAACCCCAAAAAGAAAACGGCCCCTAAAGGCCGTTTAACTTTTTCTTAATTAGTATTACCGCAAAAATAAGCACCCAGGCTAACGCTAAATAGCCCGCGACAACGGACGCGGTTCCCTCGCTAAACACATAGACGATAACGAAGGCAAAAAAGAATACTCCGAAAAATCTATCTAGGGTTTTGTCCAACATACCGAAGCCCCCTTTGTGGTTTTCCCATATTATACTACATTTTACATAAGGTTGCTACGGTCTAAACCTATCGCCTTCCTACCTTCTGGGTCTTTAATTATCCAGGCTGCCCGACATAGTAGGAATATCGTGGTAGCTAAATCGTCATGCGGTACATGCCCTTGCCGCCGGGGTTTCGTGCTACCAGGTACGTACCAGTTTATACGCTGTTCCTTTTTGGCTTCGCGTATCAGTTCTTCCAGCTGCCAGCGTACTTCATCCCAAAGTTCGGCCAGCTGCACGTTATCTACCGGCCTCCTTGGTATCTTTAGCATATCGGCAGCTACGTAAGCATACGCCAAGTAGCCCAGCTTACTTTTATTTTCGTCCCCGGTGCCTTTGAATTTATAGGCTTCTATTATGCAGCGGGGCAGCTTTTCGATAAGCCAGTACGCCAGGGGTTCGCCTATCCCGGTAGCGTCGCAGGTTCCCCCGATAACGCCCCAATGGTTTAAAATAGCTAATATCTGTTCGCGCTGCTGGGTATGGGCTTTTCCTACCCATTGATAGAAGCATACCGGGACTATGGTACCGTCTAACTGCAGTTCTCCTATCGTTAGCGCTGTACCGTCCCGCTTATGGGCGCCTATGGCTTCTTCTATCGTAGTCGGGTTTTCCTCCTGCCCGGCTACGTCGCAGGCGAATACGTATACCTTATTCGGGTCTGGGCCTACCCGCAGGCGGTAGGTATTGGCATAAATACGGCCTACCTGTTCAGCGTCGAAGAATTTACCGACGCTATCTACGAAGTTAAGCAGGTACTGGGTCTGTATTGCTATATGGTTTATGCCTAAGCGGGCTACCTGGGATTCGAAGGCCTTTTTATAGGCTTCGTTCCCCGACGCTATGACTTTGTAAGCGTCTATCTTAAATACCAGCTTCGGCCTATAGCCTAGTTTAGTTTCTAGTCGGGCTTCCATTTCGTAGGCCTGGTTAAGCGCCTTATGGATATGGCAGCCCTTAGTCCAGGCTACGCCGTAGAATACCGTCGTAGCGTTATTAAAGCTTCCCATAGGCTGGGCGTCGCGTTCCCATTTGTCGGTATCTATGTCCTGGGCTTCGTCGCCTTCCAGCAGGGTAAAGGCTGTTTGCGAAGCTACGTTCGCGGTAGGGTTAATGGATAAGAAGGCCCATTTATTCGTATCCCTGGGCGGGCCTATATGGTACTTATAGCCGTCGGACTTCCGAAAACGGCCCTTCGTAAGTACGCTACCTGCCAGGCCGCCGCTGTCGGGCGTGTCTGCGCCTTCTAGCCTGTCCATGCTGGCCTGTACCTGGGGCTTATGTACCGGGGCGAATTTAACCCCGCTTATTTTGGTGCCGAAGTACCAGCCGTACAGAAGTAAGTACTGCTGTACGAAGGCGCTTATTTCGTTCTTACCTGCCTGGCGGCTTATCATTACTACGAAAAACCAGCCCAGCCCCTGTATCGCGCTGTATATTATGGCGTCAGCTACTTCTAGCTGGTAGTCGAAGGGGTCATTTCGCCGCATTAAGCGCCAGGCTTCCCGCAGGTTATGGCGTTCGAAGATTTCCCCGAAGTCGTTTAGAACGCTGTAGGGTACGCCCTCCTTAGCTGCCCGTACCGTCTTAGGTACTGCGGTTAAGGTCGGCGCCCCGCTTACCGGGTCTGTATCTTCCAGGTATTCGAATTCGGTAAGCTTATACGCGCTGCTGCCGTCTACATACGCCATATGTTGAATTCGCCCCCTTCGTCCTGGCCCGGTAGCCCTACCCAGTCGCAGCAAAAAGCCCGGCGCATAGTGCAGCCGGGAAATTTACACTTATTACAGGTGTACATATTGCCGTTTTTAGGCGACTTGCTGCAGGTAGAACATACGCAGGCCTTACAGGGGTCTTTAGGTTCCTGTTTCATCATTAACCCGCCTTCGGTATGCTTCCATTTTGGCCGCTATTTCGCTGGCCGGGAAGCGCATAAAGTTAAGGACGACTACCTGCAGGTCTACGTCGCATACTTCGCATATCGGGCGGTAAATATTCCCGTCGCTGCATATTTGCCATTGGTATACCGCAGGCCTTCCGCAGCGGAAGCAGGGCAGCTTCGCTATTTCTTCGTTCGTGTACGGCTTCTTCCGTCCGTACAGACGCCAGGTCTTTTCGTCCATAGTTACCTATCCCCTATATACAAGTCTGTAAACAGTTCGTACCAGCGGTGGAAGTAGATTTCCCAGGCCTGCGAATATAGCCAGGGATTTCCTACCTTCTTATCTTCGAAGCGTATGTACGTAAGCAGTTCGTAAAACTTAAACATTATGCCCCTGCAGCTGTCAACTGGTCAAATACCGGGCCACCGTCCAACGCCATTTTAGCCATAAGGCCGGGCCGTATCTTCTTTAGTAGCGTCCAGGGGGTCGTTTTACAGGCTTTACATACTTCCCCTATGGTCGGGTTTCGGCCTTCCTTTAGGCAAGCCTGTATAAAGTCAAAGTACCGCTGTTCGGCTTTGGTTAGCCTGGTAGTCCCTTCGTACCCTGTAGCCTTACCCATGATTATACCCCCGCCAACTGCCGCAGCTGGTCGTAGTTTAAATACTTATAATCGACTGGCCTAAGCCCTTTTCTTACCAGGGCGTCCTTTATTTCGGCCATAGTCGGCTTTTGTTCTCCCTGGCCTGCGTGACTACTCATAATTAAGCCCCCTTCGAATGTTACTTAATCGCATTATGTAACATTAATTAAAATCCGTAAGCCTTACAAAATAAAGGCTTTATAACGAAAAAGAATTATTTGCCCGTAAAAGCTTCTTTTCGAATGTTACTTATTGTATAATTAAAGTTAATAAGAAACATTCGAAAGGAAGCGGTTAAAATGGAATTTGTACAACCAATTCGGGACAAAAAACAAATTGAAGCTATTAAGAAGGTACTTAAGGCGTCCAGTTTAAGGGATTTCGCCTTATTTACCCTGGGCATTAATTCGGGCCTGCGAATAAGTGACTTACTGCCGCTTAAAATTTCCGACGTTACCGACGAAAAGGGTAAAATCAAAGACCGAATAGCGCTTCGGGAGAAGAAAACGGGTAAAGCAAAAGCCTTCCCCATAGGCGAAACTACCAGGAAGGCTTTAAAAGAATACCTGTTTTCGATTGAATACGGGCCAGAAAAGCCGCTATTCCCCAGCCGTAAAGGAAAAGGCCCGTTAACCAGGCAGCAAGCTTATAGAATCCTTAACGCTGCGGCCAGAACCGTAGGAATTAAGGACGAAATAGGTACACATACACTACGTAAGACGTTCGGCTACCATGCCCATAAGTCGGGCGTAGATATTACCGTTATCCAGAAGCTATTTAACCATTCTTCGCCGTCCGTAACCCTGCGGTATATCGGTATTACCCAGGAAGAATTAGA